CGACTACGGACAGGAAGCTAAGTTCAACAATACTTGTGGACTTATATTCCAGAAAGAAGCCGCTGGTGTAGTTGAAGCAATCGGACCTCAAGTTCAAGTAACATCAGGAGATGTATCAGTCATCTACCAAGGAGATGTAATACTCGGACGTTTAGCAATGGGTGCTGACTATCTAAACCCTGCTGCTGCTGTAGAATTGTTCTGTGGAACAGCTACAAAGCCTGCTGCATTCGGTTAATGTACATATGGGGAGTTCTCACGCTCCCCTTTTTCTTTATATAATTTTATGGCTTCCACGACAACTGATACCGAGACCGAACTCTCCGCTGTAAATGCAATCTTGGGAGCTATTGGTCAATCACCAGTAACTTCTTTAGTATTTACTAACCCAGAAATATCCTTCATATATAATTTATTAAGAGATGCTAATGTAGATGTACAGAATGAAGGCTGGCATTTCAATACAGAAAAGCATGTTAAGTTTACACCTGATTCAACTACAAATAAAATAGCTATAGGTAATGATATTTTAAAGATGGATGTTACTGAAGGTTGGTCTAGAAAGCATTATGATGTAGTTAAAAGAAATGGATTTCTATATGATAAGTATGATCATACAGATGTATGGGATGATGTTACAGAAATGTATCTAGACATCACACGTCTCTTTACTTATGTAGACTTACCTGAAGTATTCAAAAGATATATAGTATATAAAGCTTCTACTAGAGCTGCTACACAACTAGTAGGTAATCCTCAGTTAGCTAGATTACTAGCTCAACAAGAAGCATTAGCTAGAGCTACTTGCTTAGAGTATGAATGTAATCAAGGTAATCATAGTATGTTTAACTTCCCTGAAGATTCATCATTCACTACATTCCAACCATGGAGAACGCTTAGAAGATAATGGCATCAATTACACAAAATATACCAAACTATACAGGTGGTATATCTGAACAACCAGATGAAAGGAAATTTCCAGGTCAGGTAGTTGATTCTATTAATGCTATACCAGATGCTACTTATGGTTTATATAAGAGACCTGGATCTAAACGTGTAGGTACCTCACCATTAGCTTCTGTAGCTTCTGGTGGGTCTTGGTTTCATTACTATAGAGATGAGACAGAAGGATCATACATAGGACAAGTACAAACAGATGGTACATTGAATGTCTGGAGATGTTCTGATGGTACTAAGATGACCACAGTGTATGGTACTGGTGGAGAATCAGCTATTAAAACATACCTATCTGCTTCTAATACAGAAGATGTGCAGTTTCTAACTATTAATGATACTACATTTGTTAGTAATAGAGATACAACAGTAGCTACTACTGGTACAACTGATGGTGCATCTGATACTCACTTTGCATATGTAGAGATACTTAGAACAGAAAATGGAAGACAGTATTCTTTAAACGCATATAGTGGTGAAGGTACTACAACCATTACTAGAGCTACTAGATTAAAAATTGATTCTGATACTTTAGCTGAAGGTGGTGGTACAGGAACATGTCCTGGTATAGGTACACAAATATTTGGAGGAGCTGAAACAAATACTGGATCAAAAAGAAATCTTACATTTCGTATTACAGCTTTAGGACAACAAGGCCAGATAGGAAGTTATGATGATAGTGTTTCTGAAAGTGCATTTGCTTGTTCATATAATAGACAAGTACAATTACTACATGGTGGAGAAGGTTGGACTACTGGAGACACAACAACAGTTACTTTAGATCAAGCTAAAACTAGTTATAATTATACTGTAAAAGTAGTAGATGCTCAATCCGTATCAGTTAAAGCTGATCTAAAAGCAGTACGTCCAGCACCTACACCATTCGATGCAGATACAGCTGTTACTATTGATACTATTATAGGTGGTATTGTAGGAGAATTATCTGGTGTTCTTTCATGTACTGTTATAGGTAATGGTATTTACCTGACAAGTGCTAATGCATTTCAAATAGAAATACTTGATAAAGACTTAATGAGAGTTATGCAGTCTGAAATAAATGATGTATCTCTTTTACCTAGTCAATGTAAGGATGGGTATTTAGTTAAAGTAACTAACTCTCAAGAGTCAGACGATGATGATTATTACTTGAAATTTGAAGGTGAAAATGGTAAAGATGGTCCAGGTTCATGGGTAGAAGTAGCAGCTCCTGGTATAGCTAAAAGCTTTAATGCAGCTACTATGCCTCATGTTATACAGCGTACAGCTTCAAATGAGTTTACTGTTAAACAATTTTCATATCCAGATAGAACAGTAGGAGATGATAACACTAATCCTGTCCCAACATTTGTCGGAAAAAAAATTAATAAAGTTTTATTTTTCCGTAATAGGATAGCATTCTTAGCAGGAGAAAATGTTATTACATGTCAGCCAGGGACTTTAGGAGCACCTAATTTCTGGGCTAAAACTGCTATAGCTATATCTGCATCTGATCCTATAGATATATCTAGTAGCTCTATGTTTCCATCAGATCTATATGATGGTATAGATATAAATGCAGGTCTATTAGTATTCAGTAGTAATCAGCAATTCTTATTATCATCTGACGATACAATAATGAATCCTGATACTGCTAAGTTAAGAAGTGTGTCTACATATAATTATAATATTGATATACCTCCTATATCTATGGGAGTATCAGTAGGGTATGTAGATAACTCTGGTAAGTATAGTCGTTTCAATGAAATGATAAATACTGCTAGAGAAGGTGAACCTATTGTAGGAGAAACAAGTAAGATTGTACCATCTTTACTTCCTAAAGATATTGATTTAATAACTAATTCTAGAGAAAACCAATTAGTATTATTTGGAAAGACTGATTCAGATATAGTATATGGGTTTAAATACTTTCAAATAGGAGACAAACGACAGCAAGCTGCATGGTTTAAATGGAAATTAAATAATCCAATTAAATATCATTTTATTATTGATGATGATTACTATTTCTTAGATACAGATAACTTCTTACAGAAGATGAGTATCATACAAGCTGATACTGATATAAGTATAGATCAAGATGATGTAAATTACTTATTACACTTAGATAACTATACAACAGTTTCTAATGGATCTTATAATTCTACTACTAAAGTAACTACATTTACTAACCAATCAGATTGGATAGATCAAGTAACTTCACCTAATGGTACGTTAGTACTTGTTGACAGTAATACTAATTCATCGAGAGTAGGTAGATATGCAGCATGTACTGTTATCAATAGTGATGATTTTACTGTACCTGGAGATTGGTCTGGTGCTACATTAAATATAGGATACTTATATGAATACAATATAAAATTTCCTACAATATATAGTACTAAAACAGAAGGTAATAGAAGTATATCAGATGTTAGTGCTTCTTTAATTTTACATAGAATTAATCTAAGTTTTGGTAAAATAGGTTTATATGAAACTACTTTATCTAGAGTAGATAGAGCTGACTATACTGAAGTATATGAATCTCCAGCACTTAATCAATATAATATATCTGATGCTCCATATGTAGCAGAAGTAGTTAAGACCGTACCTGTATATGAAAAAAATACTAATGTAGATATAACACTTAAATCAAATCATCCAGCTCCTACTACATTACATTCAATGTCATGGGAAGGAGACTATTCACCCATGTTCTATCAACGTGTCTAAATTTGATATACAAAAACTAACAATTGAGGCTGCTCATGAAGTAGCCTCTAATTTACTTCTAGAAGATCGTAGAGAGGTCGAAGAGGGTCATGGGATAGATCCTATGGATATACCTTATTTGGCTGTTCAGAGACCCTCTGCGATATCTTTCACTGCCCCTAACGGTAAGACTGCTGGTATGGCTGGCATAGAAGATGATGGAACTGTTTGGATGTTATGTACTCCAGTAATCCATCAATACCCAATTGCATTTGTTAAAGGAGCTAAGGAATTTATTGATGGTCGAACTATTCCTTTTATCCATAACATAGTAGATGCAAGAAACAAAGTCCATTTAAAGTTATTAAAGTTTTTAGGCTTTAAATTTTTGGAAGAAATTTCTTACGGACCAAACAAATTAACATTTATAAAATTTACAAATGGGACTATTTGACGGAATATTTGGTACGCCGAATAAGGATAAGGCAAACGCTCAACAGCGAAACCTTATGCATAACCAGTTGGCTAGAGGAAACCAACTACATAACTTAGGTACATCATCAGTAAAGTTTAGAAATTTAGCTATACGTAAGTATACTAGCAAACTTTCTAATGATGTATTTAATGCAAATATAAAAGCACAAGGTAAAGTATATAAAACAACTGAGTATTTAAGGCAACTAAAAGCTACTAGTGGATCAGTTGTTGAAGCAGGTAGAAGCAGAACTGGTAGAAGGGGAGGTGGTAGAAGTAACGAAGGTTTAATGTTACTATCTAAACTATACCAAGCAGAGAATCTGAAAAGATTTACTTCTGGAGAAAGAGCTAGTGCTATAGAGAATTCAGCTCTATTAGAATTACAAAGTAATGAAGCTAAAGCTATTGCTAAAATTGTAGGTGTTGGTGCTACACCTGGTTTTACATATACTAAAGATAACAATGCATTAAAGTTTGCTAAGTTAGCTATCAGTGTGGCTACAGGTGACTTTGGTGGTGCGTTCGGTACCATGGAAGGTGGTGGCAACGCTAGTCTTCTTCAAGCAATTGGAGGAGGAGATAAATATGATCCAAGTACAGGCTGGTTGACTGGCTAACTAATTATGACAAACTCAGGATTACAGTGGGCACAGCCCCAAACATTTAAAAGTCCAGATAAATCTAAGGACTTTAAAGAAGCACCCTTTGCTGATTTAACAACAGCAATGGGTAATTCTATTAAAGAATCCATCACAGCTCATAATAAATTAACACAACAGATTGTTAAAAACATTGATGTTGGTCAAAAACAAAGAGAAGACATCTTAGATTTCTGGACTAAACTTGCACCTAAAGCTACTGGTGAGCTTGTTAGTGCTGCTAGACACATCAAAGAAGGTAATGAATTATTTGGTGGTGTTAGTCAAGAGCTAGCTACATTACAAGGACCAGACGATAATGTAGAAACAATTAAAGCTCAAAAAAGTCAAGATGTAATTGAAGATTCAGCTAAAGAATTAGGTCTTGTATTTGAAAGAAATGGAGAATATGAATTAGCTTCACAAGCTTTAAATCATAACAATAAAAAAGAAAGAGAGCAAATAAAAGCTACCTTTCTAACTAGTCTTAGAGATTCAGTTCATTCAGTTTCTGGAGATAGAGAGTTTAAAATAGATGGACAGGTATATACATTAAATGGTGAAACTCCTGCTCATATTAAATTAGAAATAAAAAGACGTATTGATGTTGCAGTTGGTGCTTATTTATATAATTTAACTGACTCTGAAGGTCAAAGACTATTTAGCAGAAGAGAAGTTACTAATGACTATCTTAGACCTGCAATGGAGGCTAATAGACAGCAACTAGTATTAGATACTGCTGAAGATACTAAGCAAGCTAAAATTAATCTAGCTCAACAGAAACGTGAATTCTCTATAGCTGAAATAAATAAAGGAAACTATAGTGTTATACCAGAAGCCTTTGCTAATTTCAAACTAGCTAATCCTGAATCAGAAATATCTATATCTCAATATGCAGAAACATGGATGAGTGATATGATCTCTTTAGCAGAGATAGGAGAAGAAGGAGGAGGTGTAGATGCACATCAATTACTACAAGCTATAAGACAACCTTATACATGGAATGATGGTACTGTATATCAAGGTGGTATCGTAGAAGCCTTTAATAAAAGAAGAGATGGAAAAGGATCTGAATGGGAAGGTGCTATTGAAGGAGTAATTGCTGCAAAATTACAAGAAAGAGAAGATGGTTGGAAAGCTACAGCTCAATCTATAGAAAGTCAATTAATAGCTGATTTAAGTAATGCTACTAGTCCAGCTGAAGAAGAACAAATAATGGCAAAGTTTACACAAGAAGAAAGTGTAAGAAATAAAAATCCAGAGACAAATAGAATTGGTAATTACTATAGTACTAGAATGAAAACCATCATGACTAATGGTGGTATGTTTGAAGAGTCTAATAATTTATACACTAAACTAAAGACTCAGTATATAACTAGTAAAGTTCCTGTCTCTCCTTACGAGATGGCTAAATTACTTCCTTATCATCAAGAGTTACTTGCAAAACAGTTTGGAGGTATGCCATGGACTACAGAAACAACTACACAGATCTTAAACGAATTCAGTGATAACAGTATACTTAAACCTGAACTATTAAGAACAGTTTTAGCTACACAGAAAATATCAACTATACCTGCAAATCTAAAAAGTAATTTAGATAAAGAATTAGTAAACTTAGTAGCTTTAGAATACCCAAAACATTCGAAGGATAATGACCCAGAGGTTGCTATTAGATTAGCTACAGCTGCAGTTATAAAAAACTTTAATGATGAGTATTTAGTTAATATTAACTCACCTAATAAACAATTAAGAATTGCTGCTGAACAAAAGTTAGCAAATAAAATTAATGAATTAGGTCGTCCTGGCTTTGGAGAACAGAAATCTCTTTCTGAATTACAGTTACTATCTGCTCAAAAAGAAAAGTTTAGAACTAAAATACTTAGACCTAATAATTATGAACAGAATATAGCTTTGTTTAATTCTGAAGATAAGCTAGTAGGTGAAGATGATAAAGTCTTAGGTCAGCTATATCAATGGGTATCGTCTGAAGGTAAAAGTTCTGTACCAAATTTATATAAACAATGGTCTGCTTCATCTGGTATTCCTGTAGAAGCTATACTACTAAACAGAGCATTAAAACTAAGTAGATATATAAATACTGAAGATACTTCAGATAGTTATCTAACTAATATTAAAACTATCAGTGGTAATTTAGTTCTAGATAATGAGTATATAGGTAGATTAAATAAAGCTAGAAGTTTTAATGAAGGTGTACAGTATTTAATTAATCCTTCAGCACTTGCTGACGGTGCAGTATATGAAAGACATTATCATCCTTTAGCTCTCCAAACAGAAAAGTTAGAAGGTAAAACTAAATATGATTATATATCTACAAGTGATGAGTCTACTGTATTTGAAGGTGATAAATCTTTAAGTGAACATACTATAGGTGAATTAGAACAGATATTTAGTCAAGATGGTCCTCATTATAATATTGGTGCATTTGCTATAACAGATGAGAATACTTATAATAGACTAGCTGCTAGTTTATATCAGAAAGGTTTGATAGATGGTAATACTAAATTCGATCAAGCAACTCAAGAACTATTCTTACAAGAAGCTGCTATACAGGCAGCTGAGAGATCTAGTCAATACAATGGTTTTGGCTGGAAATCTACTAGTTTTAGTAAAGACGAATTGATAGAATGTAAATTGGATACACAGCAATTTGCTGTTACTGAAGCTATAGCTAATGCTTGCAAAGAACAGCTAACAAAATAAACTAATGTTAATCTAATGAATTTAGAATCAGTCGATAAAGACATAAACAACCCACTCGTAAATGATAACGAACTACAAGCTAAATTTGATGCAGCTTCTACTGAAGACATAGGTTTAAGTGAGAGTTTATACCAACAAGAACAACAGGATATATTAGAGAAGGAAGACCCTAGAGAACGTCCTGACGGTGGTGGGTTTGCTGGAGTAGTTAAAGAAGTACAATCAGCTTTATCGGGTGGTTTACAAGATACAGCTTCTTCTCTAGCTACATTCCCAGAACGTACAATAGATGCTCTCTCTGGTGAAATGAAGAGAGAAAGAGAAACAAAAGGATATTACAGACCTGATTGGTCTCCATTTGTTGATCATGAAAACCCTATCATAACTAATACATGGTGGGGTTCTCTCTTAAGAGGTACTGTACACTTCGGTACTATGGCTGCTGGTATTACTGCAGCAGCAAGTGCAGCAGGTATATCAGCTCCAGCTTCCTTAACAGGTATAGCTGGATACAGCTTACTTAGAGCTGCTGGTATAGGTGCTATGGCTGACATACTATCAAAAGAAACTGATGGTCATAATGCTCTTGCTATGATGAGAGATAGACATGGCTGGATGGATACTCCACTATCTACAAAAGATACTGATCATCCTATGTGGATGAAGTTCAAGAATATTGTAGAAGGTATGGGTATTGGTCTTATATTTGATAGTGCTACTATACTATTAGGTAGAGGTAGTGGAGCAGTAAGAACACAAGTAGACAATAGAAAAGCTAGTATTGATTACCAGACTTTAAAGAAAGGTCTTAGAGAACTAAGAAAGAATGAGTTTGGTGCTAGTAAAAATAAAAATATAGCATCTCCACATCAAGGAGCACATCAATCTGAAGTATCTCCAGGTAAAGCTAGAGAGCAACTAAAGAGAACAAGAACAGAATATGATGCTGAAGATGGTTCAACAGGTTCTGTAACTACACCAGTTCAAAGAGAACGTGTTGCAGAAACAGGAGAAATGACAGAAGAGATAGTTGATGGAGTCCTTAGAGGCTTAATGAGTGACCGTAAATTCCAAGCTGAATTAGCTGATATAAGAGCTGGTAGACAAACCCTAATGGATGTTTATGGAGATGCAGTAGCAACCCATCAACGTATGACATTAGGTAGAGAAGCAGCCGAGATGACAGCTAAAGACTATCTTGATGAAATGTATAGATCCTCTATTAAGTATGATATAACAGATGATGCTGGTAATATTGTTGAGACTATTGAGACTTGGACTACTAAAAATATAGTAGCAGGTGATCTAGTTGTAGGTTCTTTACTTAAACAGTTAAGAGATAATGGTATAGCTGGTAGAGAGTTATCTGAATTTGTTAATTTAATTGAACAAGACGGTCCTATGCAGCAGGTATTTGATACCATGATGACTGCTATGACTGAGATTAAAAGAGCTAGAGCATGGTCCTCTGATTCATTTAGAGGTATAGGTGCTGGTAAAATAGGTAGGAAGCAAGCTATAGAAGATGCTGTCAAAGCAGATATGAAAGATACTAAAGATGCTATCCTTAGTATATTACAAATAGCTAAAGATGATGCTAATGATGATCTCTTGAATGCTACATTTGAGTTATTCTCTGCTATGAAAACAGTTAATAACTTAGATGACTTTGATGCTTTCTGTAGAAAAATGATTAAAGGTGGTCAGATAGATGGAAAAGGTCCAGATAAGACTGGTGCTTTGATTAGAGAAATGGAAGGTATGATGGTACATAGTGTACTTAGTGGTCCTAAAACAGCTATGAGAGCTATTATGGGTACAAGTACAGCTACATTCTTACGTCCTATGTCCACTGTTATAGGAGCTACTGTAAGAGGAGATCAAGCAACTATGAGATCTGGGTTAGCTTCTATGAATGCAATGATGCAAGCTATACCAGAAAGCTTTGAAATCTTTAAAACTAAACTTAACTCCTACTGGAGTGGCGATGTATCTAATATGAAAACTAGATTCGCTGAGTTTACTAAAGGTGATGAGAACTGGGAACTACTTAGACGATGGGCAGAAGATAGTGGTAGAGCTACAGCTGGTGATAGAGCTATGTTTGCTGTTGCTAATCAAGCTAGAAACTGGAATAATAATAGCTGGCTAACTTACTCTACTAAACTGATGGCAGCGACTGACGATGCTTTTAGACATATCTTAGGTAGATCTAAGATGAGAGAGAAAGCTATGAGATCAGCTATGGATGCTCAAAGTAAAGGTTTAATATCTGAAATAAATCCTCAACTACTTAGTGTATTTGAAGAGGATTTCTATAGACAGATCTTTGATGCTGATGGTAATATTATAGATGAAGCTACAAAATATGCAGCTAAAGAAGTAACTCTTACACAAGAATTAACTGGATTTGCTAAAGGATTGAATGATGTATTTACTGCAGTTCCATGGGCAAAACCATTCTTCCTATTTGCTAGGACTGGTGTTAATGGATTAGCTTTAACTGCTAAACATACACCAGGATTTAACTTCTTAGTTAAAGAATTTAATGATATAGCTTTTGCTGATCCTAAGAATTTAGAAAGCGTAGCTAAATATGGTATAACAAATGCTACTGAACTTGCTAATGCTAAAGCATTGCAGACAGGTAGATTAGCTATGGGATCATCCTTAGTTGGTTTAGCTAGTTGGTCTTGGATGTCTGGTAATATGTCTGGTAATGGACCAGTAGATAGACAAACAAGACAATTATGGAAAGACCTTGGATGGCAACCTAGATCATTTAAAGTAGGTGATGTATGGATAAGTTATGAATCCATGGAACCATTTGCTCAGTGTTTCGCTACTATATGTGATATAGGTGACGCTAGTGAGTTGATGGGTGAAGAGTGGACAGAACAACAACTTCAAAAGATGGGTTTAATCGTTGCTCAAGGTATAGCTAGTAAATCTTATTTACAAGGTATGCAGTTATGGGTAGATGTATTAGCTGGTCAACCTGGAAGTTGGGCTAAAATACCTACTACTATGACTAATGTAATACCGTTAGGTAGTTTACGTGCTGAAATGGGTAAGATCTTTACTCCTTATACACGTGAATTAAGTTCTAGTGTATTTGATGCTGTAAGGAATAGAAACTTAATTACTGAGAATATAGCTTCTGAACCTTTACCAATTAAACATGATACATTAAATGGTAAACCAGTAAAAGATTTTGATTTCATGACTAGAGTTGCTAAGTCTACAATACCTATTAACTTTAATTTAGACTATAGTCCTGGTAGACAACTATTGCTTAATAGTAAATTTGATTTAAGATTCTTTACTTATACTGCTCCTGATGGTACAGATTTAACTGATAGTCCAGAGATTAGATCTATATTCCAAGAGGAATTAGGTAAGTTAAATATGGAATCTGAATTCAATAAACTAGCAACTAGAAAAGATATTATTGATTCTATGTCACAGATGGATGATGATATGGCTAGTGGCTATAGAGGAGATTATACACCTAGAGATTACTATCATAACCAAGTAATACGTTCTATTGTAGAAGAGAAGAAAAAGATAGCTTGGCAAATATGTTTAGAAAGGGCAGAAGTCCAAGCATTAAGACAAGAACAATTAACTAAGAAAATGAGTAGAGGCTATAAACAAGCAACCACCACTCCAAGTTTTCAAAACCTATTAGCAATGTACAAATAAATGGCAACAACATATGTAACATATACTGGGGATGGATCTAACAATAAAGCTTTCTCATTTCCTTCATACAAAGAAGCTGATATTAAAGTCGAAGTAGATGGAGTTATTAAGACTACTAGTACACATTATACTATTAGTAATTATACTACTACTGGTGGAGGTACTATAGTCTTTACTTCAGGTAATATACCTGCTAGTGGAGCAGCTATACGGATATTCCGTGATACAGAGGTAGATACTGCTAAAGCTACATATACAGCTGGAGCTGCTATTAAATCTGAAGATTTAAACAATAACCATAACCAACTTCTTTATGCTTTACAAGAAGAACAGAATCAATTAATACAAACTAGATCTTTAGATACTGGTGCTGTTACTACTGCTAAGATAGCAAATGACGCAGTTACAACTGCAAAGATATCTGACAGTAATGTAACTACTGCTAAACTTGCTGCTAATTCGGTTACTTCTGCGAAACTTGTAGATGGTTCTGTTAGCGCAGCTACAATAGCTAATAATAGCGTAACTACAGCTAAAATAGCTGATGATGCAGTAACAGCAGATAAACTAGCTAACTCTATAAATACAGAAATTGCAGCTAATACAGCTAAGAATACAAATGCTACTCATACAGGAGAAGTAACTGGATCAACGTCTTTAACAATAACCAATGATGCAGTTACTTCAGCTAAGATTGCAGACAATGCAATAACTACTGCTAAACTTGCTGCTAATTCGGTTACTTCAGCAAAGATAGCAGACGGTGCTGTTAGCGCAGCTTCAATAGCTAATAATAATGTAACTACAGCTAAGATTCCAGATGACGCAGTTACTTCAGCTAAGATTGCAGACGATGCAGTAACTACAGATAAAATACAAAACGCAAATGTTACTACAGCTAAAATAGCTACTTCTGCTGTTACTTCAGCAAAGATAGCAGACGGTGCTGTTAGTGCAGCTAGTATAGCTAATAATAATGTAACTACAGCTAAAATAGCAGATAATGCTGTAACAACCGCAAAGATAGCCGATGCTGAACTCTCAACGCTTGCTGATATGCAGTCAGGTACTGCATCTATTTTGGCAGGTAGTACTGCACTTACCTCTACTCTTTCTGAACTTAACTTGCTGGATGGCAAGAGTATTGTCACAGCAGTTAGTGGAAGTTCTACTGATGTACAGTTACCGACTGCAAAAGCCGTTAACGATCAAATCCTGGCAATCACTCAAGCAGCTGGAGGATTCTATCCAATAGCTGATGAGGTATCCTTCCCTAATGCTAACCCTGATCCTAATGATGATGCAGGTACTATTGTGTCTATTGCAGATGCAGGTGGTGTAGTAGTTAATGGATCTGGTGTAAGTACTACTGGTAGAACATTAGGTGGTGCAACTGTAACCATTAATGGTATTGATTCTTCTCTTAATAGCTCTACAATAGCAGCTGGTAAGGGAATGTTGGTACAGACAACAAGTACATTAAATACATATACATACCATAGACTTGTAGTAGATGAAGCTGGAGTAGCTAATGCTCAATCATTAGTATCTGACTTCAATGAAAGATATAGAGTTGGTTCTTCTAATCCTACTTCTTCTTTAGATGATGGAGATTTATTCTTTAATACTTCATCTAATAAAATGTTAGTTTATAATGCTACTGGTAGTTCATGGGATGAAGTACAGTCTGTAGGTAACTTCTATATCAATACAATATCAAGTTACTCAGGTACTGGAGGTAATAGTGCATCATTCAATGGATCAGCTTATAGGTTCGTTTTATCTAATGCACCTACCTATGCACAGCAACTTATTGTTTCTGTCAATGGAGTCCTTCAAAAACCTAATGCTGGAACCAGTCAGCCATCAGAAGGATTTGCTATCGATGGTAGCTCTATTATCTTTTCTGCCGCCCCTGCTAGTGGTGCTGATTACTTTATTGTCACTATTGGAGCAGCGGTAAATATAGGAGCACCTAGCGATAACCAGGTGTCTACTGCTAGTTTACAGAATAGTTCAGTTACAACTGACAAGATAGCTAACGATGCAGTTACTACTGACAAACTTGCTAACTCTATTAATACAGAAATAGCAGCTAACACAGCTAAAACTACTAATGCTACTCATACAGGTGAAGTAACAGGTGCAACTGCTTTAACTATTGCAGATAATGTAGTAGATGAAGCTAACTTAAAAGTATCAAACTCACCTACTAATGGTTACTTCTTATCAGCTCAATCTGGTAATACGGGTGGTTTAACATGGGCAGCCGTATCTACAACTCCAGCTGACGGATCTATTACTACAGCTAAGATAGCTTCTGGATCTAAGTTAGTTACTACAGATGGACAATACAATACTGTAGTTGGTACTAATGCTGGAAACAGCTTTGATGGTACAAATGCACTTAGTAATACGTTAATTGGATATAATTCTGGAACAGCGATAACTACAGCAGATTACAACACTAGCCTTGGTTATGAGGCATTACCCGCAACTACAACAGGTGGTAGTAATGTTGCTGTAGGTGCTGCTGCATTACTTGTAAATACAACAGGAACTCAAAACACTGCTATAGGTGTAAATGTATTAGATGCAAATACTACAGCAAGTTATAATACAGGAGTGGGTCATTCAGCTTTAGGGGCAAATACAACTGGAGTAAATAATGTTGCTGT